TAAACCCAGTTCAGACAAACCCATGCGTTACGTCACCACTTCCAACCTCTCCACCCGTGCCCTTGAGTGGGTGCCTGTCCGTGACGACGACACTCAACCCTCTTATGAGGGAAAGGTCGCCCGATTCTCTTCTGTTGACCTGGCGGGGATCTACCGTGACGCCGCAGGGTATCGCTTCCCCCATCGCTGCCCTGTGAGTGGGTATGCTTACGAGCGCCAGGAGCGTTGGGGTCAGGGGTAAGACCCCTCTGGGTTCGTGTTTCGGCAGTGCCCCCCGTGTGGGGGCGTCGCCGTCGGGGCGCGTTTAAAAACCCATGGGTCCCTATAAGCTATAAAGTGTTACGAAAGCTAGCTCTATATAAGACTCTCAACTTTTCTATATAAAACAAAAAGACGATTGCGAATACCTTCGATGCAAAAAAATCCCGGAGAAAATTTTACGACTGTAGAGGTCGATCCAATAACTGGCGAGTATTATTTTAATATTCCAGAGTGGGTATTAAGTGAGTTTGGTTGGTATGAGGGCACTGTAGTAAACATGGAGATTGATGGTGATAGTATTATTATCACTGAGGTCGCAGACTGAGCGAGGACGAAGTACTTGACCTTGTATAGATAATGTTGTATGATAACTGATGTAGAAACACTTTCTTATGGCTAAAGGATTTACTGTTAAAGCGAAGGCACCCCAAGCGGATGCTCAAGAATTTGATTATGACAAAGCACGGGAGATGGTCCGTGGTAAGTCTATCGTATTCTGTTTACCTGGTAGAGGGGTATCTTACACATATTTGAAGAATTTTGTACAACTTTGTTTTGATATTGTACAAATGGGAGGTAGTATTCAGATTTCCCAGGACTATAGTTCCATGGTAAACTTTGCTAGATGCAAGTGTCTTGGAGCGAATGTCTTGCGTGGACCTGATCAAATTCCCTGGGACGGTAAGTTGAAGTATGACTATCAGTTATGGATTGATAGTGATATTGTGTTTAATACTGAGAAATTCCTTCAGTTGATTTTAATGGATGAGGACATTGCATCTGGATGGTATTGTACTGAAGATGGTATGACGACATCTGTTGCACATTGGATGGAAGAGGATGATTTCCGTAGTAATGGTGGAGTCATGAATCATGAAACTCTTGAAACGATGCAGAAGCGTAAGAAACCATTTACTGTTGACTATGCAGGTTTCGGATGGTTATTGATTAAACACGGAGTGTTTGAACATAGTGAGATGAAGTATCCATGGTTTGCACCAAAGATGCAAGTCTTTGAATCTGGAGAGGTTCAGGATATGTGTGGAGAAGATGTAAGTTTCTGTTTGGATGCAAAGGAAGCAGGTTTTGAAATCTGGTGCGATCCTCGTATTAGAGTTGGTCACGAGAAGACAAGGATTATTTGATGGCTAACGGAGAACTTTACAACATTTATTGTAAGGGGAGGAAGATTTACTCTCACTTGACTCAGGAGGAGTATTTCGATACAATGGAGGACCTGTCGATAGAGTTTTATCAGACAGGAACTCCAAGACCTGAAGAATTAGACACTGAAATTATTAAGGAGAATAGTTATTATGGCTAAGGCAAAAGTTGGACTGAACAAGAGTTCTTATATTCCCGGACCACCTAAAAAGTCTCGTCAAGGAGCTGGGGGTGGAACGAAGTACGCCGCGTCTTCTCGCAATAAAGCGCGTAAACCTTATCGCGGTCAAGGTAAAGGTTGAACACTAGAGGGGCGGTGACGCCCCTTTTTTCATGCAAATAAATAGGTCATAAGGGATAGCAACCCCTCTAAAAGTTCTGATTTCATGTAAATCAGGAGCTAAAATGGGACAATCACCTGTCGATAGGAACAAAGAATACATGAGAGAGATGTGGGGAACCACAAAACTTGCCTCAGATTATGGTTCAATGGAAAATTTACCTCAAAAAAGAGTATTAACAGAGGTAATGCATGATAAAGCACCTCATCATGACCTCAAAAAGCAGACAGAACTTCATGAGAAGATTCGTAATGATGATGATTATGATGATTGGGACTATGGAACAGAGCCAACATACGGCAATCCTTGGATGTAAATATAAATAAAGCAAGAAAACTTCTTGACCAATGGCAGTCACAAGGATATCAAGAGCATTTAAGGACATTAGTTTGTCTTTTGATCCACACCCTGTGACAAAAGACCTGCCTGTTATCAAAAATGCGGCAGCAATTACCCGATCAATTCGTAATTTGGTACAAACAATACCAACAGAACGCTTTTTTCAACCACTTTTAGGGTCTGATGTGCGTTCAAGTCTATTTGATTTTGTTGATTATGGTACTGCTAGCGTCATTCAAAGTCAAATTTTGACTACGATTAGCAATTTTGAACCAAGAGTTAACAATGTTAAGGTAGAAGTTGATCCTCAACCCGATACTAATACCTTTGAAGTTACAGTTTTATTCAATATCATTGGTCAAGAAATTCCAGCGCAACAATTTACATTCTTATTAGAGGCTACCAGATAAAAAGATGCCTTTTACAAAGTTTACGAACCTCGATTTTGACCAAATAAGGACCTCGATCAAAGATTATCTCCGTGCTAATTCAAATTTCACGGATTTTGACTTTGAGGGGTCTAATTTTTCTGTCTTAATCGATACGCTAGCATATAATACCTATATTAATGCGTTCAATGCGAACATGGTAGTCAACGAATCCTTCTTGGATTCGGCAACTTTGAGAGAAAATGTCGTTTCTCTCGCAAGAAACATTGGTTATGTACCTCGCTCCAGGAGCGCCGCTAAGGCAACTATAACTTTAAACGCACAAACTACTTCAACATCAGATACATTGACCTTACAGGCGGGTCTAGTGTGCGTAGGAGCGTCAGAAAACAGCAATTATATCTTCTCAATACCAGAAAATATTACTACAACGATTAATTCTGGTACTGCTTCTTTCAGTAACATCACAATTTATCAAGGAACTTACCTGAAGAAGCAATTTGTCGTTGATGGATCACTTGATCAGCGTTTTACTCTTGATAATCCTTTCATTGATACCTCAACAATTGTTGTAAGAGTCAAAGGACTCTCTGATAGTGGTGAAGGAAGAGAATATTCTCGTGTAGACAATATTTTAAACATTAATAAGACATCAGAAATCTATCTGATTCAAGAAATTCAAGATGAAAAGTATGAACTTCTGTTTGGCGACGGATATTTTGGCAAAAAACTAGAAAATGGGGCAATTATTACTGTTTCTTACATTATTACTGATGGTGAAGACGGAAATGGAGCATCTTCATTCTCATTCTCAGGAAGATTTTTAGATTCTCTATCAAATCCAGTCATTCCAACCAACGCAATTAGCGTTACAACTGTAAATTCTGCAGCAAATGGTGGTGCGATTGAGAGTATTGACTCAATCAAGTACTTTGCACCAAGAATTTACGCTTCTCAGCATAGAGCAGTTACAACTCGTGACTATGAAGCGATTGTTCAGCAGATTTATCCTAATACAGAATCAGTTTCTGTTGTTGGTGGAGAAGAATTAGACCCACCAGAGTTTGGAAATGTGATTATTAGCATCAAACCAAAGAATGGTGACTTTATTTCAGACTTTGATAAGGAATCTATCCTTACAAAACTGAAAGGATATGCACTTTCTGGTATTAATCAGAAGATTGTAGACCTCAAGGTACTTTATGTCGAAGTCAATTCGGCAATTTACTATAATAGTTCTCAGGTAACTAATGCTAACTCACTGAAAACTAAGATTACATCAATTCTGAACACATTCTCAAAATCAAACATCAATAAGTTTGGTGGAAGATTTAAGTATAGTAAGTTATGTCAGACAATCGATAATGCGGATACTGCTATTACATCCAACATTACAAGAGTTATTATTCGTAGAAATCTTAAGGCACTGATTAATCAACCAGCACAATATGAATTGTGTTTTGGAAATCAGTTCCACTCTAACAAAGATGGTTTCAATATCAAGAGTACAGGATTCACTTTAGCAGGAAGCACTGAAACATACTACTTTACAGATGTTCCTGGAACTGGCGGTACTGGTGTTATTTCTGTTGTAAAAGATATTGATGATACTGGTAAATATGAAGTTATAGTGAAGTCTGCAGGAACAGTAGATTATGTAAAGGGTGAAATAATTCTCAATACACTTAACATTTCATCAACAGTAGTTTCTAACAACATTATTGAGATTCAGGCGTTCCCAGAATCGAATGATGTTATCGGACTGAAGGATTTGTATCTTTCATTTTCTGTTGCCGATAGCACCATAAATATGGTTAAAGATACTATAACATCTGGCGAACAGATCTCTGGCGTCGGTTATAAGGTTACTTCTAGTTACTTAAACGGAGAACTTAAGAGAGGATAAAATGATACAAAC